CGTCTTAGGAACGAAGCACGATCTGCTACCGCTCACTATGGAAGGACTTCCAAAACTTTCGTAGCGTTGGCATTCCGCATCGGAAAGGCTCGGTATCCTCTCACAATAGTGCTTATACATTTGGTATAAGTATTCTGACGTGGAAGTGATCTTAGAGCAGAAAAACTTCGTATAATACGAGGTTCCGACTGCGCCAAGAGCAGCACCTGGACCTGGACGCGCGACCTCATTAAGGTCGTAAAATCGTTCAAGCAAAGGCTTACCTTGAGGGTGAAAAAAGTCATCTAAGGTTTTCTGGATTGCTCCATAGACCAGAGAATCATCGTAACACTCTAATCGGGGTAATTTCCAATCTCTACACCGGGTATTAGCCGTCGTAAAGGACTTAAGAGCAGCTGCATCAGCATCGCTTGTTTCACTCGGAATCCATTTACGGATAATCGAGTGAGCCAAGTATGCCGAAGCATACTGCTTATAAGAAGTACCAGAAGGAGGGACAGGTTCATGTGAACCTAATCCCAAATCTGGCAAGTCAGAACAAACAGTTCTATAAAGAACTTCAGGACGAATGCCCATAGAGGTCTCCTAGAATGTACCTATAATCTCTGAAGCGTGTATTACTACAAGCGAAAGATTACCGCCGCTATCTTGAGTATTACTACCCAAAGTAGAAGCGAAATAGTTATCACGATACAATAACCTCGGAATGTCAGATGACACCCGTGGTCGAAGTATCCCCGATACTGGCTGAGATCGAATTGATCGAACCAATAGCGAGCGATAACATAGCGCGCAAGTTAGCTGCATCGTTGATGTCAGAGCCAGCTGGAACAGCTATCTCAACTGCTACAGTAGCAATTTGAGGTACCTGGTTCGTAAGGCATGTGACACCTTTGCGACATAGTATCTTGTACACATTCTTAGGTACATTCCCGAGTATACCGGTCACGGCATTGAGTGCTGGCAACTGTCGAAGGACAGGTGGGCGAGACAATGTCATGGTAAATGGCCGAGTTGGTGAAGACGAAGTGTCAACACCAGCCTGCGTTCCGCCAATGGCGGATACCGCATACTGCTTACCAGTATTACTGGGCGCAGTATCAGTCACAATAGTATACGTCGGAGTTGTAAACCCCGTCTGAGCTCCACCTGTAATGGGTGTAGTTAGAGTGAATGACATTTTAATGTCCTTGAGGTTAAGAAGTGAATTTTTTAACTAAAGAAAAGATCCTTGGACTAAAAGCGGCCATCATATTTAACCATGGCGTCGTTCTCGTCGGAATGCTAAAAGCAAACGACGGGATTAACGTTGAAGGTGTTATGGCAAACCGCGAAGTCTTCGTAATCTCAACAATAGCGTTACCGCCTGAGCTGATAAGCGCAAACGATCCGGTCTGACCTGGAAGAAACAAGCCAGTCGCTTTAGAACTAACATCAGAGAAACTGATGGTCGTTTTATCGCGAATGGTATGACACCCCCAGACCAAATCGGAGAATCTGAACGAAGCAGCATCAATTATCTCACGAATATTCGTGAAGTAATTTACCATCCACGCATAGGGCATAATTGAGAAAGCAGTCGGGAGCCAATCTTTAGGCAACAATCTGTTGTCTTGGATTACTCCTAATTTGCCATTATCATTTATACCTGTACGAACAGCTCCTCGTAACCTTTCAGAATATACAGACGTTTTTTGTACATTCTGAGTAGGCACAATAATGGACATATACCCAACGCCTGAAACGACGTTGTTAACGGTAGATGTACCAAAATATTTGGTAGATGCAGTTGATTCAACGGATACAGAAGGATTTCTCTTTCTGTCCCTTATAATCATGTCAGAAACGATATCAGAGATATCGGTGACAAATGGTTGCACTCCAAATTTAAATTCGAGATAGGCTTGCGTGATGGTGTTATACAAACTGGGACCTTTTAGCTTACCATACGGAACTTTCTCAAGTTTCGTTAGGTATCCTGAGATCTTGCTCTGTATACCAGCCATCGGATGGAGTGTACTGTGAACATCATGCTTGAAGTGACGGATACTACGACCAGTGAGATTCTCACTGGACTGAGCGGAAGTCACCTCTTCAAGAAATTTCGCAATACAGCGGTTATGAACGTCGGCTATTACGGGTGCAGAAGCAGACTGAGCACCAAGATTCCCATAGGAGAGCATTGCTCCCCCTTGGTAGTCCCAGTGCCTAGCGAAGCTACCATTGGCATTATATGCAGTACCGATATAGTACCCACTCCAAAAGGAACGTTCGATAAAGATATTTTGCGCAACCATAGTGGTTGTAGCATTAATACCTAATCGAGTTAAGTCCTTCCAGTGTGGATTGGCAGAACCAGTGCGGGTATTATTACCTACAAACTGGAAACTGTTCTGATGCTGTGTGCCTGATGTGCTGTTAGTATCGACAAAAGTCGAAGTTTCATACACATCAAATCCCACAGGCTCAGATATATCAGAAGAACGAGAACCAGGAATCCTAGGCACACGCACTTTTTTGTGTTTGCGCTTTCGGATCTTCACAGGACGTATATGTGTCCTTACAAAAGGACGAGGAAATATCCCCCCATTAGCTATCCTACTTGAAGTAGGATGGATTTGAGAGGGTATCCTCGGAGTCACATATACATATTTCTTGTGAAGAGGTTTACGTTTTTTCAATGGAACACCATAAATAGTTAGTAGGCCCAATAAACAAGGTTACGAACCCTGAAGGGTCATATAAAGAAGAGACCTAATTAGGTCGCCAATGACAACAGAAGAGACAAATCCTAAGATCGTTC